GGAAGTTCGTAGGCTGCTACATGATGCCAACGGAAACTTCTATTCTGACTCTGAGCTAACGGACTACATTAATGAAGGCCGTAAGCAAACAGTTAGGGATACTGGCTGCCTAAGAAAAATTCAAGTATCGCAAACCCCAATGGCTCCGGTAGCAGGTGGAGCAAATCCCGTTGCTTGGACTGCTGGCGCAACTGTCGCTTTAGATGATTACGTATTTTCAAATATATTCATCTACAAAGTAACTGTAGCTGGTATTTTGGGAGATACTGCGCCACCTTACCCGGCATCAAATAACGCGTATCCCCCAACAACACCATTTACTAGCGGAACTGCTACGTTGCAATATGCTGGTAACTGCGAAAAGCTACCGTATGCAGCGTTTCCTGACAGTATAAATACGATTGATATTTTAAATATCAACCTTTATTGGGGAAATAGTCGTATTCCTTTGCAGTATTTGCCGTGGACTCAGTTCAATGCTCAGTTACGTTATTGGCAAAACTACATAGGTAGGCCAGTAGCGTTTACCGTTTACGGACAACAAACAGCTTTTATCTCGCCCGTTCCAGATCAAGTGTACACAATCGAGATGGACACTGTTGTGCTTCCAGCAGACCTTGTTTCTGGAGCTGAAGTTGACGTTCTTATTGAGCCATACAGTACGCCAGTAGCTTACTTTGCAGCACATAAAGCAAAGTTTAAAGAACAAAGCTATGGCGAATCTGAAATATACAAACAACAATATGTACAAGAAGTTCGTAGTGTTTTGGTTACAACCATGACGCGACGTATTCCTAATCCTTACGGCAGCGCATTTTAATTATGGCTGCGGCTGAACAAAAAAAATCATACAAAGTAATTAAACAATTTCGTGGCGTAAACACGAAAGCAAACCGTACTGGTTTAGAAGATGGTGAGTTTTCATGGCTAGAAAATGCCATGCCAATTGGTTATGCAAATATTAAAACACTATCTGGTGAGAAAAATACTGCAGTAACATTTGGAAATGTTGCTACAGCATTAATTTCAGCAAATATTAATAACAAGGATTATCAACTTGGATTTCAAGAAGATGGTCGTTGTGAGTATGTTGATGTTGAGACAAACACAAAAGGAAATGTTGCAATTGCTGGCACTTTTTCTAATTCTAGGATAAACATAACGCAGTACAAAGATGAGCGCGTTTTAATTGGTGATCCTGATAACGGTGTTTACAGTTGGGATGGCACGAATCTTGTATCTATTGGTTCTGTTGGATTCATAGGAATTACCAATGGTGGAACTGGATATACAACTACTCCATCAATAGTTATTTCTGCCCCTAATGAGACAGGCGGCATACAGGCTCAAGCAGAAGCTATTTTGACTGCTAACGTAGTTACTGGCATTGCCATTACTGAAGCTGGAACTGGTTATACAACGTCACCCACAGTAACTATATCTGGCGGTGGAGGAAATAATGCAGCAGTAATTGCTGGTGTTACTACGTTTAAGACGGGTACGGTCACTGTATTGGTAACAAATGGTGGAACTGGTTATATAAACGCTGCTAATACTACGGTTACTATCAGTGGTGGTGGCGGTACAAACGCTGCTGGTACAGCTATTTTGGCAGGTGGTCAGCTAAGCCAAGTGATTATGACCAACAATGGCACTGGTTACACAAATTCAGCCAATATCACTGTAACCATTAGTGGCGGTGGAGGCTCAAATGCAGCCGCTAGAGCGATTATTAACACTAATCCTGTTACTGGTATCCAGACGTTCTCAGGACGGGCTTGGGTGGCTCAAGGTAGAACTATTGCTTATTCTGCCGCAGGTTCGTATTCTGATTTTGTTAGTTTGTCTTCTGGTGTATTTACTATTGCAGACGCAACATTACGAAGCAACATTACTCAGTTGCTTTCAGCTAACAACTTTCTCTATATCTTTGGTGAAGACAGTATTAACGTATTTTCAGATGTTCGCGTAAGCGATGCTGGAATTACATTATTTACAAACACTAATATTAGCGCTTCTGTTGGCTCACGTTTACAGTACGCAATATTTCCATATTTTCGTTCTGTATTATTTATGAATGAATATGGAGTTTATGCGCTTGTTGGCTCTACAACATCAAAGATTTCTGATCCACTTGACGGTGTATTCCCTGACATAGACTTTTCAACAGCAAGAGTTACTGCTGGTCAGGTGTTATTAAATAACATTTTGTGCGCTGCATTCAACATACGATATAACGACTCTGGAACATATCGTTATATACAAGCAATATTTTTTGAAAAGAAATGGTTTTTTTCTAATCAAAATACTATTAAATTAGTATCTTCTATTGCTACTGGTGGGAAACTTAAATTATTTGGAACTGATGGAAATAATTTTATTGAACTTTATGGTGACACAACTGTACCAGTAAGCATTATTTTAGAAACCGCATTGGACGCTATGGGCGATCCTATTAGAGATAAGCAAGCATTGAAGATAGGTATTGAAGCTACATTAGGATCAACGCCAACAACAATGAATGCTTATGTAGATTCAGAATCAGCGCAATCTCCAGTTATTTCTTTTGAAAATACAATTGTTTGGATTAACAATTTAGGAAACGAAATAAGTTGGATTAATAATTTAAGCGCAATTATTGGATGGTTAGGCTCAGCATCATCTGGCGCTGGTTATTATTTATACAAGTCTGACGCTGAGATGTGGGGTAAATATTTAGGTATAACCATTAATAGCACATCAACACCATTTGTTATTAATGGTTTTCAATTTGAACATGAACTAAGAACGAGGTTCTAAAATGCCAGTGCCAAATACTTTTGCGGGTGCAACTACATCAATTCCTTTATCTAATTTAGATAATAATTTTGCTACTCCAATTACGATTGGCAATACGGCTGTTCAGCTAGGTAATACTGTTACCACGCTAAATAATATGACGTTACCAAACGTATCTATTACTAGTGTAGCTACAACGTTTCCTAATAATTTTTTAGCTAACAGTACAGCAACATTAGGTAATGCAACAATTGCACTAGGCAGCACAACTAGTAGTGTGGGAAATTTATCCGTATCTAATGTTACGGTTACTAATTATAAAGAAAGCCAAGTAAACATTGGCAACTCCAGTACGACTCAAACTATTTCTTTGTCTAATGGCACGATTCAAACAGTAACACTTACAGCAAACTGTACGTTTACTATGCCAACTGCTGCTGAAGGTAAGTCTTTCTTGGTTCTTATTAAGTCTGGAGCTGGAAACTTTACTGGAACATTTACAAATGTTAAATTTCCCGCAAATACAGCACCTACAATTACAACAACAGCAAGTCGTATGGATATTATTGCGTTTAGTTCAGACGGTACTAATTGGTACGGCACAGCTTCTCAAAATTACTTTGTATAAGGAGCATTAATGTTTGCTTATACAAAAATTATGCAAGCATTGGCAGCAGCGGGAATAATTCCCTCTAACGCTGATCCATATTTTAATTTAACTACATTACTGTTAAATACAACAACAACTAACGGCGCGCAGAATAATACATTTTTGGATTCTGGAACAGCTAATGGTGGTGTTGGGTTTTCTATTACACGCAGCCCTGCTACTGGCCCCCTTGCGCCTACGCAGGGAACATTCTCGCCGTTCTCGCAGACAGGGTGGTCAGTCGCATTTAATACAAGTACCACATATTTAACTGCTGCTGATACTGCAAATATTCGTTTTGGGTCTGCAGATTTTACAGTTGAAGCATGGGTATATCGAAATACAAGTGGGGTGGCTCACACTATTGCAGCAAAAGGTACGTCTACAACTGGATGGGTATTTTCAATAAATGCCTCAAATCAATTAAACTGGACTGACACAAGTACATCAAATGCAACTACAGACACAATACCAGCTAATACATGGACGTATGTATCCGCTGTTCGAACTGGTGGAAACATCAATCTTTATATTAATGCTGTATTAAAATTAACTTTTCCAAACTCAACAACGTACAGTCAAACATCTGCTTTAACTGTAGGTGCAGGTAGAACTCAATTAAATAGTTTTGATGGCTATATTTCCAATCTTCGTTTTTCAAACACTGCTAGAAGTATTACAAGCACACCAACAAGTGCATTAACTGCCGATTCAAACACAATATTTTTAGCTTTAAATAGTAATAATTTTTATTATACTGATAGCACTGCTGCTTACGTAGCAATGACTCCAACCGGCACACCATCCGTACAAGCGTTTGAACCGTTTGCGCCTACTGCTGCTTATAGCACTACGACAGTAGGTGGTAGTGGGTATTTTGATGTAAGCGACTATTTAACAGTCGCTGGTGGTTCTTTGCTTGCTTTTGGTAATGGTGATTTTTCCCTTGAGGCGTTTGTGTATCCTACGTCATCGGGGATAAATATGAAAATATACGACGGAAGGCCAAATACGACAGCAGGAAATTACCCTGTTCTACAAATAACTCTTAGTAATGTTGCAGAATTTCTTGTTGATTCAACATCATTAATTACTGGAACAACGGTAATACCAGCAAACGCATGGACACACGTTCTGGTGTCAAGAGTTAGCGGCAATCTTCGTTTATTTATAAATGGTGTGCAGAATGGTTCTACAATTTCAAATTCAACTAATTTCGCAAATGGAACTGCAAGACCAGCCATTGCTGTTCGTGGTTCTTCATTAACTGCTGATTATTTTAATGGCTACATTTCTGATGTTAGGGTATTGATAGGCTCTGGCTTTACATCGGTTACTGTTCCTACCGCACCATTAACGCCAATCCCAAATACTTCGCTCTTGCTTAACTTCACCAATGCTGGCATATACGACGCTGCATCTAAGAACGTATTAGAAACTGTAGGCAATG